CGCTTATGTCCGCTTGCCGGGGATCAGGACCCTTGGGCGGGTGCAGTAGTGCAGCGCGTTCATCTGGAACTCGAGGTTCACCCCCTTGCCGTTCTGCATTTCCCACTGCTTGCCGTAGAGGCGTTGGCCCGGCGTGTTCACCGTCTCGATGTAATCGGCCGGCGCATAGACTGTGCGGAAGAGGCCTGGAACGCCCGAGGGCACAAGGTGGCATTTGTCGGTGTCGATGCCCACGCTCTGACCACCGCGGTAGTTCATCCAGGTGATGCCACCGAACTCGAAGGCGCCATAGATGCCGGAATTGCCTGAGTTGATATAGGCGTTGCGCAGCGAGGCGGCGTCTGCGTAGCCCTTATAGGTCTCGCGAACCTCCTTGTGGGCAATCAGGTCGTCGAAGAATGCGTCCCCACAAAGCGCCATAATGCCTGTATAGGGCAGCCCATCGAGAATGCCGGCCATCTGACGGATGACACCTGCGCATTTCTTGCGCAGGGCCCCCTCTGTGGCACTGGCATTGTCGAGATCAAAATCGACCTCGGCCTGCTGGCTTTCGCCAAACTCGGTGAAGTAGTCGAAGAGAACGGAGCCATCAGCATCAAGGAGCTGGCCGGTTTTGAGGATGTTCAAGCGGTGGTATTCTTCCGTCAGCGCGAAGAACTGGCTGGCCTCGGCCGCGCGGTCCGCGATCTTCTGCTGCAGCCGTTCCACAGCCACTTCCTGACCAAAGGCCCGGACCTGCTGGACCTCATCGGCATAGATCGCATCATCCACCTGGAAATGCGGCACCTTGAGCATGCGCACGGCGCGATTGGATTTGTCGAAGGTTTGGCCCGGCCCACCGCGGGGGCTGGCAGAGACCAGCATGCGGTTCTGTTCCTTGTCCTTCTCGATCGCGATATCGAGCGTGTCGATGCTGGTGGTCTGGAACAACCCCATCTGCCCGATGCGGGACGGGGTGTATTTGATCTCACGAAGCGCGTCCGTGAGGCGCATGACGCTGAAGGCGTCCTGGCTGAAGATATTGAGGATCGACATGAGGGGTCCTTTTTTGCGTCGGCGCGCCAGTAACTGGCCACGCGGGATCGGCCCGCAGCCTGAGGGCGCGAGGGTCCAGATTTGGAGGTTGGGTTGGGGGCTGGATGGTGCGGATTACCGCACGATAATGCCGACCGCCGCGAGATCGGCTTGGGCCGCGGACTTTTCGGCGGCCTGATCGCGGTCGGGATGGTAGGTCAGGATCTTGCCGTTGACCTCGGCATCCCGAGTGATGCCGGCAATGGCAACATCACTTGTGCTGGCATCGCAGCCATAGAGTGCGATGGCGACCGCTGTCTGGCTGCCATCGTTGGCACCGACGGCACTGGCCAGGTATTTACCGCTGGCGGTGATTTTGCCCAGCACGGTGCCCGGAGCGATAATGCCCGCACCGCTAGCGATGGTGATGTTTTCCCGAGACCGCTGGCCATTGGCCTCGGTCATCAGGAATTCGCCGGGATGGCGGCCTTCTGTCAGAACAGTCATGGTCTTGATCTCCTATTCAGCCGAAGCGCGCATTGGCCTGGGTGATGGCTTTTGCCCAACCTGCCGCACTGCGCTCGGAGCGATTGCGGTGATCCGCTGGGGTTTCGGCGCCGAGTTCGGTTTCTTGGGCAGCTCGGTCGGCGATGGATGCCGAAGGGCTCGCTTTCGGTGAGGCGGCCAGAACCTTCGCCGCGTCGGCCGCCGTCATCTCTGTCTCGAGCGCCAGAACCAGCGCTTGCGCCTCTCTGCCCTCGGTTTCCGGCGCGCTCAGAATGGATCGGATGCGATCGGTCGCCTCCGTCTTACCGGCAATGACGCCAGCGGCATGAGCGTCCGTCCGCGCGGCTTCGACTGCGGCTTGCAAATCGGCCTGGCTAATACCGGGAGCAGATCGACATGAAGCCAGCTCAGTTTCAGCCTCTATCGGTGATTGGTTTTTCGTCGAATTGGACATGTTTCCTCCCTTTCTTTGGGGGTGTGCCCCGGAGGGCGGTTGCGTCAGCGCGGCAATCACCTCGTCCAGACTGGCCATGCGATCGGCCAAGCCCAGGGCGATGGCATCGGCGCCGAGATAGGTGCGGGCTTCTGTGGCTCGGATTGCCTCCGCGCTGATCCGGCCAGTGCGGCCTTCAGCTACAAGCCCCACAAACTGGTCGTAGATTTTCATAACCTCCGCCTGCAGGTCGGCGCGCACGGCATCTGACAGCGGCCCGAACGGGTGACCATCGACCTTATGCATCCCGGCATGAATGAGCGTGGGCTTCACGCCCCTGTCCTCGAGTTCCCCTGAGCGATCGAGATGGGTCAGCACGACGCCGATCGAGCCGACCATGGAGGTAGGAGAGACAATGATTTCCGATGCTGAGCTGGCGATGCCATAGGCCGCGGAGGCCGCCACATCATTCACGAAGGCGACGACGGGTTTGGTCTTGTTAATGGCACTGACCAGCTTGGCCGTGGCGAACATGCCCGTAGCCTCGCCGCCCGGGCTGTCGATATCCATGAGGATCGCCCGCACATCCGGGTCAGCTTCCGCCTCGCGCAGCTGCGCCGCAATCCCCTCATAGGACACGAGGCCTGAACTGGCCCCTATCCAGGCGCCGCGGTTCACCAGGCTACCCACGATCGGCAGGATGGCGACCCCGTTTTGAACGCGCATGGACCCGACACTGCCATTGTCGCGGCGATATGTGCCGACAAAGCGGTTCGTTTCTGGCGTAATGGGCTGCAATGGCTCAATCCCAATCCGGCCCTGCAAAACATGCAGGATGAGATCAGCCTTGTCTGGATGCAGCAGGAGCGGTCGGTTCAGCACGCGGCCCGCAATCTGTACGAGCGTCGGCCCCGCCTGCGCCTCTGCAGAGTGTTGGTTATCAGGAGGTTCCGTCATCTGACCCCTCCCGTTGCCACAGCGAAGCGCCGGGGGCGTTGCCCCTGCAAGCGCGCACATTGTTCTTCAAAGCCGCGAATAACGGCCAAGAGGCGGTCGGGATGCCCGCGGTGATAGGTCACCGATCGTTCCACGCCGTTCGAGCCCGCACGGAAGCGCACTTCCAGCGCCCCTGACCCGGCAACCAGCGCGACATAGACCTGCCGCAGGTTGGCGGCCGCCGCGCAGGGATCGGCCTCATCAATGCTGATGGTCATGTCTCCGCCTCATCGCTTGTGTCGTCAGCAGCGGCAGGACCTCCGCCCTGCGCTCCCATCATCTGCGGCTCGGGCAGCCCGTATTCGGCCCGGAGCGCCTTTTCCTGCGCCAGCTGCTGGTAGACATCGTCCACATCCGCCCCGAGATCGGTGCAGATCATCGCGTCCGACATCACGCCGAGCCGCTTCCAGACCTCATGCGCCTTGGCCTTCTTCAGATCATCGGCCTGGGGCCTTGGATCGCCCCGCCATTCCGCCCGACAGGCTGCGGTGCGGTTGGCCAGGAATCCCGCGATGCCACCCGGAAACGGCAGGCTGCCCGCCTCGATCTCTTCTTCAAGCCAGGCCTCGTAGATAGGTTGGCAGAACGGCGCCATGATATTGCGCCGGCGCGCCTTGGTGATGGCAAAGATCTCTGTCGTCGCGGCCTGCAGCGAGGAATAGGTCGCGCCGACATTGTCACCCGTGGCGCTCTCATAGGTGAGCCCCAGGCACCGTGCGAGTTCGCGCAGCAGATGCATCGAGAAGGCAGCATAGTCTGAAGATGGCTGGTTACTCGTGTGGAAGGTCAGCTCCTGTCCCGGAAAAAGGTGGGCCAAGCGGCCATTGATGCCCACATCCAGTGTGCTGCCGTCATAATAGCCTGCCACCATTTCGATATAGGCCTCCATCGGCGAGATACCCTGCGCCAGCATCTGCGCCTGTTCCTGGGGCGTCAGTAGCCCCTGCAGAACCTGTTCCGTCGGCTCGTCCGACGTGATGGTCACCGCAAACAGCGTCTGAACGATCGCCGCCATCAGCGTGGCATCAGCCAGCTGATCGAATTGCCGCGCCACCTGCAGTGCCGGCACCAGTGGAGAGATGCCCCGATGGGTGCCGGGCGCGCCCTCGAAGATGTGGATCACCCGCGGGCGTCCCGCACGGTCCCGCGCGCGCACATCGTATTCCACATCGTGACGAAACAGGTCCTTGCGGATCGCGCGGTACCCCACCGGCATGCCATCGGCATCCGTATAGACCCCGTTGATGAGCCGGCGCATGCTTTCCGTCTTGCGCGACAGCCGCTGCGGCGGCAGCAGCCGCACCTTCGTGCCGTAGCGGTTCCAAGGCCGCTTGCGCCAGGGCAGTTCGGCGAGGATTTCCCCCGTCACCAACCAGGACCTGAACGCCGCCGCCTGCATCTGGCCGAAGGTCCGCAGGCCCTGAATGTCGCATTCCTGAGCATTACGCGCCCAAAGCTCGAACCGGCGCTCCACCGTCTTGGCCCAGTCCGAGGCCTCCACGGGCGTCATGCCGAACGTCTCGTTCTCCGGCAGTGCCTTCAGCTGCAG